TGGATTGTAGTTATACCAAAGAAAGTCAATTGGAAAACCATTCCCATTGTACTCTAAAGGCCATTCCCCATCATCTCTTAAAAACTTATCATGAGTTAAGACTAAGGTATAAAGACGTTGATTTTTCTTATCCCAAATATCATACCCTTCGACAGCTTCAGTCCATCTTTCTTTAGGCCTAGAAGCAGGTTGACCCGCTTCCATATTCCCAATAGTAAACCTAATCCTCTGGGTAACCTTATCGAAAACAACAGTTCCATTTGGTTGGAGATCTTTAGTATTCTTAAACCTTGTATCTTCTTTAACCTCAGATAACTGTCTCTGCCACTTAATAGCAATCCATCTTGCTTTCTTAAGATCAGGATCCATGTTCATTGGGTCGACTAAGATAAAATCAGAATCAATCCTTTCACACACAAGATTCTCAGATTCAATCAAATCCACCCTAAACCCTTCATCAGTTTCAGTCTCAAACACTTCCATATCATAACCTGTATAGAAGCACCCGTCATGAGCAATAAGGGAATCATCAATAGCTTTCATAAACTCAACTTCGAGGTCAAGTTTCTGCCAAAGGTAATCAATTAAGACCTTTAGTCTAGCAGCGGCAATAGAAGGATCTACAGGCTGACCATTGACTACTACTTTAGAGGTTAAAGGTTTAACGAAGGTTTCAGGACGGGACATCCCAATAGCTGGGCCTAAAGTTGATACTACCATATAGACCATATTATCAACTATCTCATTATTGTACTTAGCCTTATCCTCATCTGCCCACTGATGACCTTCATAGGCTAAGCGGTACTCCTTCATCTCTTTACCCTTATTCTCCTCATGCCAGTCCTTGGCCATCTGAATCTTAGCCAACCAGACTCTATAAAGTTCATCCTTATTACTAGCGTCTTTATCTTTTCTAGCCATTAGTTTACTTTCTCGCTTGAATTCTATCTAGCAACTGTTCTACAATGCCTCTATTAGTAGGAGCAGGGCGTTGTTGATTAGGATACATAGCTTGAGCAACTGCTTGCCTCCTAGGATCATTTAATACAAAAGATGGATGTCTAGGTTGCTTAGTTGCCGGAGTATGAAATCCATCTGGAAATAAATGAAATAGTTCTCTCGGATCTCTAGCATTTTGCATTTGTATAAGTGAATCCAAGTTAGTCCCCTCAGCACTAGTATCCACAAACCCTTTAACTAAATCTCTCCTATTCTTAGTAACAGCAAATGGTTCATTTTTATCAAATGTTCTAAAGAATTCTAGTAACCTCTCCATAGGATTCAATTTAAAATCATCCCCCTTTTCTTACTCCCTCTCCTATTCCTCATTATGAAATTAAAGGAACCAGGAGGAGCTTCATCTTCCTTTGCTCTTTCATAGGGTGAAGGTAAAGACATTATTAAGTATCTCAAAGCATCACAAGCATGGTCATTTAGCTTCCTAGCCTCTTCCTTTGGATTAGAGTTCTCATCAGCCAGTCTCTTCCAGATATATTCAGGTATTTCGGTAAGTAAGTGTCTGCATCTGGTAGAGAAGAAAAGTCTAGGACTTCCTTTCTCTCCAGTAATTGGGTGTATATGATCGGGGTCGACTCGTAAATATTCTCCGACACGATTCCATCCGGCTTCTTTAGAATTATTTGCTGGACTAAGTGATATTCCATATTCATCATACTCCTCAAATATACTCCATGGCATCCCGTTTTTCTCACGGGTTTTTGCCATCATAGATGGATCAGCTTCTATGTAGTCAAAGTCCCCAATTTCAAAACGTTCTGATATGGAACTACAATGGCTGGAAACCAAACCTTTTGAGTAGTACTCATCAAACACAAAGATATTCCCATCACTGTCAGCGTAGGCAGCAAGAAAAGCGGTCGGATTAGTTTGTCCGTGATCCAAACCGCCAAACGGTTTAAGCCCAGGAGTATTAGGAAATTGTATATCAAAATCACTTGTTTCGTTGGGATACACGTGAACTGTTCTATCAAAATCCGGCCAGACTTGACCCTCCACAGCATCCCATGATCCATTAACATACCTCTTTACCCATGCAGGAGGATTATCTCTCTGTAGTTCAGATAAGTATTCAGGAGGCAGCCAAGGGTTATCTCTTATTAATGCCTGCACAAAAATATGATCTTCTCTTGGAGAACCTAATTGATGTGGGACTACAAATTCATCTTTAAGCCAGCCAGGTTCAGGGTTGGAAGCATACATCCCGAAATATTTGGGGAATGTACCATTAGGTAACTTAAGTCTAAGTCTAGCTTTAAGCATGTTGACTACCTTAGACGGTGCCTCAGATGCTTCATCAACCCCGTACCAGCCTATTTCGAGAGATTTGATTCTATCTTGATCTTCTGGTGTTACGCCAAGGCCTCCATACATAATCATACTTCCATTTATGAGGTGGATTTCCTTTTTCGTTTGATTGTGACCATTTTTGGCAACTATCCTCTGCCCCATCATTTCCTCTACTTCTGAGATTGCTGACAGTAAGGTATTTAAAGTAGTCCTTCGAAATGCTTCCGCTTCCGCCCTGCATAAGAATCCTCTATTATGAGAAAACAAGAAAGATAACCGTAATCCCTCAGCGCATAGTGCTCTTGACTTACCTCCACCAACACCCCCTCCGAATAACTTATATTTTTCTAAAGCGTCTCGGAAAATAACCTGTTTCTCAGTAGGCCCTTCCTTCCCGTAAAAAGCATCAACGCTTACTGGTGGCTTTGACAGGATGTATTCTTTGATGGGTGGGTCGTTTAATGTTGCTTGAGCCATCTTTCTTCCTATTTGTAATAGTTAATCTAGCTTCATTATGATGGACATAATCTTCCATATAGTCCCTAGTTGATTCGTATTCTTCTTTTATATTCCCTTTAGAGGTTATTTCTTTTAAGTTTTTCATTACATCCTCCGTTCACTGCTACGCCTATCCCGAGTCTGTCTCTCACGAATTCTCCGAGGTTTAGATTTCCTTCTATCCTTTCCATTATATCCGATTCCAGGAGGCATTATTGATCCTCCTTTTTTTTCTTACGGAGATCAAATTTCATAGGTTGGTCCATCCTTCGCTCCACACCACTTCTCTCCTCAGGTTGGCCTGACTTCTTAAACTTTTTAACTTTCTTCTTTGTATCTTCATGAATCTTCCGATCTCTTCGGATTCGTTCAGTTTTTGCATCTTCTATCAAATCACCTTCAACTTTAGAAACAGATTTCTTTTTGCCCATTCCACTTGTCTGTACTACTCTCCCTCTGACCTCAGTTCCAGGTTTAGGCTTTCTAGATCCTAACTTCGCCCTAATCCTCTCAGACCTTGCAATATCACTCACAATATCCTCTGACCGTCTTCCAGAAGCATGCCCCCGTCTACCTAAAGTAGATTCAGTCTTAGGTTTCTTTAATTTTTTAAGTTCCTTACTTTTCTCAACTTCCTTATAAGACTTCTTTCTTTTCTTAAGGAGTTCTTTAGCCTTCCTAGCAGCAGCTGAAAGTATTTTGCCAACCTCGGACTTATACTTTGCCATAACAACTTCTCCCTATGCGTTATCTAAAGTTTTATAGTACAAAGCAACATTAAAAGTACCACTTTGATCATTAATAGATAGTCCTAAAGGACATGGAATTCCTCTATCTCCAAACCACTCAGAAGCATATCCATTAGCAACTAACCCAACATAAGCAATTTTACCTGCCGCATTTCCTGTTGCTCCATTAACTATGTCAAATCCAGCAACAGCCCCAGATACTTCACTTGCAGTAAAACCCATCAAAACGAGGTTATCTGCAGCGGCGACAGCCGCATCTACATCAGCGGTCACACCAGCATTGATCTCAACTGTGACCTGTTTGTTATCTATAGAATTAGTACCCATTTCCTTTTCCTTTTATAGTTATTATAAATTTATTTCTTCCTTTTATCACTTTCTAATTTCTGAGCCCGACTTACCGTAGGACCTTTTGTTTCATCTATTGGACGGGTAGCCCTCGCACGTATATTAGCTTCTTTTTTAGCTTGTTTCTCAGCAGCTTCCCTCATTTGCATTCTTCTTATAACAGCTGCTGTGAGGATCTTCTCTTGAGTTTCTACATTTCCTCTAGCTGAATACTTACTACCATATCTTCGGTCAGGATGACCAGCCCATGTCCTAAGGTTAACATCTGGACTCTTTGCAGCTCGTCTCCTAATCTCAGTATCCATCATGTCCCTATTTCTTAAACCCTGATGAATCTTTTTAGGATCCATCATTTCTTCGTCGGACATCTGGAAGAACTTTTTAATATCTCTAATTCTCCTCTGTCCTGGGGATCGACGCTCTGTTGTTCTAGATACCAATTCCCCAGATTTCCTCGGCTTCCCTTTTTTAGTTAGCTTAACCTCCGTACCTAGAGAGGGAGATTGGAGTATCTTATGAGCTTGCTTAGGAGTCATTAGCTTTGTTTCAGGATACCACACGGGGTCTCTCTTACGTAACCTTTCTTCAAGTTTATCCTTAGCAGCTTTAACTAGTCTCTTTTTAATTGCCATTAGAGATTAACCTCCACTTCTATCGCCTCACCTTCTCCACTTTCATGCCAAGGCGGTCGGTACATCTGGATGACAATAGACTTCGTACCATTGCCGCCACTACCTTTGTCCCCATATCCTGCAATTTCAAGTATCTTAGAAGCTGCTTGTGTGCGTGACGCGGGAGGGTTGATTGATGTTGCATATAAGTTAGGATCGCCATCTTCGCCTTTCTCAGTCATAATCCGGTTGTTCATAACCTGGCTTAGGGTTTCAATAGCATCGGGAACTAGATTACCAATCTTGGCTTTATAAGATCCATATATTTCTTCTCTTAAAGCATCTTCCTCTTTCTTCCAAGCAGGAGAGTTTTTGATAGTTGGCATATACCCTTCGTTCATATCGAAACGATTAGCCATGTCTCTATTTGAGAGTCCCTCAGTTACATATGCGTAGAGCATCTTGTAATGGCGGGAGTTTAATTTATCGACAGTAGGTGTCATTAGAAGGCTATCCTATCTCTGGATCTTCCAGTTAGTTGAGGGGGTGGAGGCTCAATCCACTCTCCACGGTCAAAGTCATAGTCTAAATTTTCTTTTGATCGTCCAAGCTGATCTAGCCATCTCTTCATAAGTGTCTGGTCCCGGCCTTGGCTACTCCCAGGAATTTGTGGAGCATTAGGAGGAAGAGCAGCACCATAGTCTCTTGGATCAATAAATCGCTGTTCCATCATCTCAAGTGGGAGAGCATCCCAATTAAATCGATTGGCAGACTGTTCAGTATATCTCCGCCCCGAGGATAACATAGCCTTTATCCTCTCCCGCATTTGCATCTTCAACCTAGCCTCAATTGGAGATGACGCGCCACCTTTCGAAAAATCTATAAAATCTTGAGAAGGTTGGATAGATGGGCCAATCAACCCACTTAATTCTTCTTCTGTCATTAATTCTTTCTCCGTGACTTATGCCCAATAGATCTCTTTAAACTTAATCCAGTTTTCTTCTTTGGCCTAGCAGTGTCAAGGGCAATAGCTACCGCTTGCTTATGCGGTCTACCAGAACCTTTAAGTTCACTGATGTTCTTACTAATGGTTTCTTTTGAAGTACCTTTTTTTAGAGGCATTATTTTTCCTTCCTAAGCGTATCAATCCCCTGCTCTTCGTCCCTCAAGGATCCGTCTTTCAGTCTGTTTATTAACCTTATATTTAAAATCCTTGAAGTCTGCGATTCTGTTCTCAATATCAGCTTCTCTATCTGCATCAAACTTAGCCATTCCTCTCCGGAAATGAGCTCTACTTGCAGATTTCGAAAAGTCTTCGGTAGGAGGTTTTTTCTTTTTAAATCGGGCAGATTTTTTCTGCGCTAACTTGGCTCGATCACTTGCCCGTCTTAGTAGCTTTCTAAGTGTTTTGATTATTAGCTTGACTGTCATGGTTTTCTCCTGTCCGATTTTCTTTTATCCTTCTTAGGAGTCTCAACCTTAGCTTTTAATCTCATCTTACGAAATGCTTCATGGTCTTCTATATTATGAAATGCTTTTCCAGTCCTAGCCATTTCATTCTCAAGTTTCTTTACTCTATCTTTTTTCCGCCTTATTACATCGCGGGCTTTTTTACCGATGTATTTGATTAGCTTAAAGACTGTCACTAACATTCCTCCAGGATAAAAGAATGTGGAAAAATGTGGGAAGTCGATCCCCTTACATATTTAATATATATCATTTGGGGAATGGTGTCAACCCCCTGAAATCCGGCCTGTATGGGGTCAAATTTACATTATTGTTTTTGGTGTGGGTGAGTGGTATGGTATGGCGGCAAAATTGATTAAAATGGATCTGGGGCGGTTAATCCCACATAAACCCACATCAGGAGCTAGTCATAGGAATATAAGGTTGTAACTCTTAACTGGTAAAAAATATGGGAAGTGATAGGATCACTTACCACATTTAAAATATCACATTTAAAATATCTAGGAATTAAATATCTAGGAAATAAACATCTTATTTTTAAAAAATCTATTTTTTTATTTTCTTATTAACGTACCCCTCAACATTTTCGCGTTTACATTGACATCTGCTTTCCCCCTAACGGCTAAGTCATTGTAAAAGCATGCTTTCGGGTTTTGACGCTCGTTTGCGCCCGCCATGTTTTTGACGTATGGTTTTTTGACACACCCCCACCTGTAGATGTTACATTTGGTGTAACATACCACATGTTGTGGTTTCTGTTTGGCACGGATGTTGCATTATATATGGTAGGCCCCGAACATGGGCCAGTCCACCATACAGGCGGGTACGTTGTGTGCATCTAACATGTGGCATACCTATGGTACATTCACATATGATGTTGGTCTAATGTTAGGGGTTTGAATGTTATTTCTTAACCGTAACAGTTACTATGTTAGGAGTATAACATGCCACGAAGAAATGGTAATACCCCAACGAGGGAAGAATCCGTTGTAGCATTTGCTAAAGTACAGGATGATATGGGTCATATGAACCAACACCCATTAGACACTAAGGATGATCCGTTTCTAACGAAACACTCATTGGTGTTCAATCAGGAACATGCCTATCGTATCAATCATGATGAGGTTCTTACTGAACTGTACAAAAGCAAAGGTTACTATTGGAATCCTACCAAAGACGATAAAACAGGAAAAGTTACCTGGCAAATTACCCTCGAATTCGAGCACAATCATGAGAAACGGTTCGATGAACTCATGAAAACAACTGAGGGGAAAGAAAAACTCATGAACTTATTCAGGGATGGTTCAAGGGTCGATGTTAGAAAACCCATGAAACTGGAAATGGAGAAATTAATGAGGACGGTCAAGCTGACCGATCGCCAGAAAGCAACATCCAAAGCTAATGATGCAGAGGCTTTCCGAATCGCAGCGAATGGTATAGTCCAAATGTGTTTGGATGGTTTGATACCAAACAATCCAGCCACAGACAAACCATGGACTTTTGTCGAAGCAACGGAAAATCTTCAGGCTATGGCAAAGAAAAAAGCTCTTGCAACGGCCGAATGATTACTAATCCAACATTCAAATCTCTAACATTAGGCCAACATGATGTGTTTCCAAATGAGGTGGTTTTGTGTGAAAGGCTATAACATGAAACTTGTATATGTAACCGAAATCACCGAAGTAGTTCCAATTGATTTAGTCAAAGAAGCAGGTGAATCCTCCGTTGGTGCTGTCATTGATAAATCTATCGCAAGGACAATCAAGCACCAAAGGGAAATGAGGGAGGAGCATCCCGAAATGCAACATGATCGTATGAAATCAATCACAGTTGAATTTGAGGATACAGACACACCATACCTTAATCAAGTATATTAATCTCCAACATCACAAACCACTTCATTTGGAGGCACATCTTAATCATATGAATGAAAGGATTTCTTATGAAAAAGAAACTTAAGGGTGAACATAAAACATGGGCCGCCTTCCGATACATCCCTAATGATGCTAAGGGAGCTGAGTTCATGCGTATGTTCAAGAAATACCGTAACCCTGAAGTTATTGGTGGCTATCACCGTAGGGGAAGGAAACCTGTTGACTGTGGGTTATCACGGGCTACCGAGTTTTCCCTCTATGTTTATGGATATTCGAATCCTATTCTTAACACAGCTCATTATGCTAAAATGGCTAAGCATTGGGAAGGCGAATACACCAAATTCTTAGAGCGTTGGCATGATAAAAGGGAAATGCTAAAAGAAGTAGAAGATGCTCACGGGTTATGTCAGGAAATGCTAACAACAGCTACTGATCTATTAGCTGAATGGGACGATATGTCGATATGGCAACTGATCGTCCGAAGGGTTCGCATATATTGGAACATGCGAAGTTTATAATCTTATTAACCAGTACCATCCAACCTGTAACATTCAAAAGGAGAAGTTATGACTGAGTTACAAGATAAACTACAGGAAATCCTTGAGCAACATCCTGTTACCAACATCTTGGTTGCAATTATCCAATTTTATGATGAACCTGCAAACTTCCAACCCGGAAGCACGGGAGAATGTTATGATGAAGGCGAAAGGGAGATCATAAAAGAGGAATTACAGAACTGTATGACTGCAATGTTAGATGATGTTGATAATGAAGTATAACATTTGAAAGGAGGACTTATGACCCAACACCCTACCCGTATAAGGGGTGGGAGGATGAATCTTATTAAGGAAAGGTTATTTAAAATAGCCGAGAGAGGTGACGAAGAAGCTGCCTCCGACCTTAAAGCTCTCCACAATATGAGCCGTAAAGACATGGATCCAGCAACCATGTCTGAGTTCTTAGTGATTGAAGCTAAATATCCTCTTACCATAAATGTACAACATCAAGGATAGCATCTCACCGCTTGTCTTACTTACCATGGAGCATCATGGCCTCACACCATGCTCCCTCCTACCTGGTGAGTAAGGCAAGCTTTCCCTTTAACCCTTTAATAGGAGATGTTATGCTTACATTATGTTTAATTGCTCTTATATTCTATGTATGTTTTAATTAAGGAGATTTTATGAATAAGACAGCTGATGACATATGGTTTGAACGACTCCAATTCATAACTAAATATGCTTGGGAGTTAAACGAAGATCATGATTTAGACTTTGAGGTATCATCACAAGGGGAGACTATCACTGTATCCTCTAAAATGCTAGGTTTAAATCACGATAAAATAGATGACATAGCTGGTTACTTTCTAATGAAAGGAGTTAGATATGGGATTGAGATGCTTCAATCGTAATAATATATGTTATGTATGTTCTACACCAAATCCAGATCGTAAAGGTTTGGCAAATCTCTGCTCTGAAGAATGCTATGAAGAGTATAAAGACGTCTTAAACGAAATGGCCGAAGCTATGGCCGATACAATTAAAGGAGATGAAGAATGTTCACTAAAGGCCGAGGAATAACTGTTTCTAAGTACACCTATGATCTTGTACTCATTGCAAGATTAAAGAAGGAAAAGACAAATGCTTCTAAATCTCATAATATCATATCAGAAGTTGAGCATGAACTTCAAAGAGACCTTGATTTCTTTATTGCTGTAGTAGAGGGTATTGAACTTGTATATGAACACTTAGAAGGAGGCAAAGAATGAAACCAGTTATACGAAAGGCTACCAATGGCCATCCTAAGTTTAACATAGAACGAGCATTAGATAAGTTCTGGAAAGAGATAGCTCGTCAACATCCTGAAATAAAGACAGGAGACTGCGATCCTCTTATCATCTTAGAACTACATCATTGTGCAGCTCAAGCTGTTAACCATTGGCTTGAGGTGAATAAATGAAACTAACATACGATAAAACAGGAGAGGAAGTCAGAATAGGTGATAGAGTTCCTGTTGATACAGAGAACAAGATGGCAACTGTAACATCTATGGCACCACCTCATAAACCATCCTCTGTTGGATTTGTGACATTAAAAGAAGATGGAACAGATGTCTCTTTAGAATTCTATGTTCCTGTTATTGACGCTACTTGGATTGATCGTATTGACCGAGACTAAGAGTTCCCATTACTAACGGTTATATGGGCAACTCCACATCACCCATTAAAACCTTTAAATACAACATTTTAACAGATTTCATTACATTAACACCATAGGAACTTTGAGAACTCTACCCATCATAAACCCTTGTAAACAAAGGATTTTCACAATTCCCAAAGTTCTCAAGGGGCCTCCCATTTTAGGGATACCCTTTTTAGGCATCTTTAACCCTTATAAGGAGGGAGGTTTTAAGGAGGGAGCTTTAACTATAGTTCTTTCTTTTATTTAAAAATATTTTTTTAATAAAGAAGAGAATCAAAAGATACTCCCTCTTACCTTTATAGAAGGCATCTAAAGGGGCTATGGTATGGGGAGGGGGGGGTGAGAACTTTGAGAACTTTGAATGTTCAATGATTTCAATGATTTACCGCTCCAGAGTTCCCAAAGTTCTAGACTTATATCATGTGTGTATATATGTAAACCATTATAAACAAAGGGTTTGCGGTCATTCCAATTTTGCCCACATACCCGCTTCTTTTGGAACTCAAAGGAGATTATCATGAGTAAAAGTAAATGGGGATGGGATCACCTCCCACATTGGGATAAGGTCTACGGAACAGTATCATTCACTTGGCACGACATCAATAATATATTAGATGTTGTTGCT